GTAATCTTTTTGACTACGGCTTCGGTAACTCCGTCGGCAATTTTGCCAAACGCAGGGTCTTTAGGGTTTGCCGCTCTGATGGCGACTGGGAGTACGGCTGAAATACCAGCCGCTAAAATTGCTTTAACTGAATCGCCATCAAGAGCAAGGATGTCCCCGCCTGTAATCATGAAGGCTGTTGTTACTGCCGCTAAAAATGACCGTCCATAAGAGGCGAGCATTGCTTTAGTTTTCTTATCCATTATTTCTCCTAAGAGTAGTAGGTAAATTCTAACCTATGGTTTCTCAACCTAGGTTGCTTGATTTCCAATACATAGTAAATCAGCCCCGCTAGATAAAAGCCAAACCGTGTCTCCCGTGTGAGGCGAGTAACTGTGAAGATACTTGACTGACGGAAGGGTATTTGTATCTCCAGCAATTTGAATGTCAATCGTCTTTGCTGAACTGTTGTAATTGACCACATAGCCTTGACGAAGCCTGAGTCCCTGTGGACTAGCCTTGATTTGATTTACGAGATAACTCAAGTCCATTAGAACCTCCGAGTTCTGCCGATAGCGTTCATGGTTCCATTCGCCGCAAGCGGGATGGAAATAGCATCAAGCATGAGAACCTTATCAATACCAACTGGCGAGCGAGTGACCTTCACCAAGTCATAAACATCATGAGCGGGATTCACAATTTGGTCCCATGTGATTTTTTCCGATGCGCCAATAACTTTACGAAGTTCGGCTCTCGCCGCTTCTTGGGCTTCGGCAACTGTAAGAACGGTTGGCGAACTCATGAACTTAGGAACTTCGCCATAAGTTCGACGATATGTTGGCGATGAGGGATTATCGTCCCAAGCCTCGCCTAGAACTCCAATACTTAGATTTGTACCCTCACCAGTAAAGATAACTCCGTTGTAAGTCTCATCAGTTGAAAGCGAGCGAGCGAGTTGAATCAAAACTGAATCACTACCGTCCGTATAAGTTTCAACTGGAGTTCCCGAATCAGGGTCGGGAATTGGTCTCATTCGAGCAATCCCATTCTCATCAAAATATAAATCCATTGAAGCAGACTCAGCAATTTTCAACGCTTCACGCCAAGGGTCACTTGACTGGTCAAGGGTTGGATAGAGGAGGGTTGTTGTCTGATTCGTAGCAGGAAAGATTGTTTGAACTTTTGGATAACGATATTTCAAAATTTGTTCAATGGCTGTTTCTTTGGCAGTTCCATCTTCAATATAGAACTCATGATTAGTGAACTTTGCCCTAGCCAAAAGTAGGCTTCTATCTGAACCCTTGATAGCAACTTTGATTCCTTGAGCGCTTTCGGTTATATCAACGCTGGTAATAACAAAGACACCAAGGGGAACAAGTTCTTCGGTACCATCTTGAAAAACGATACCGCGATAGATTTTCACTTCTCGGTTATATGGCAACAAAACTGAAGAGATGTTGTTTGTAGGAACTAAAGTCCCGTCTTTATCGACGAACTCAAGTGAACACTCTCGGCGAATTGAACGACGATTATCAATAGTGACTTCACCTGAGATTGGTTGCGCCGTACTGAGAATGGTTCCGTTTGCCATATCGTAAATCTCAATTTTGATTGTGCTTACATGAGATTTCCGAACGGCTGTTTTGAATTCCGTGGAAACTGGATACATTACGGAGCCTCAACCTCGTAATAAGTAACCTTGACTTTGCGTACTAATGAACCTATTTTTCCTGATTCAGTCCAGTTACGCTCAACAAAGCGAACATACTTTTGGCGACCTAGTGGGTCGTGAACATGAAGAGTTCCTTGATAAGTGAGAACTGGATATAACTCATCCCATTCTGTTTCACCTGTTGTGACAAACTCATAAGTTCCATCCACACCATAAAGTGATTGAGATACAACAACAGTCTTTGAAGCCCCAAGTGGTTTGAACACACCATAAGATTCAACTATCGTTGAGTTCAAAGGCTGAAGTACATCAATCCCAGTAATGCGGATAGTTGGATTTTTAGGGGCAGTAAAAGACCATTGAGCAGGGTTTGTAATTTGAATAGGTACAGTTGTTGTGTATGCCGATGAAATAGTTGCCATTAGATGTCAGCCCTCGCTTTTGCTCTATAAGTAACTGTTGTATCCAAAGGAACTTCATAATCATTCAAAGTTGCTATCTGCGAACTATTTGCCGTTACTGGCGAATTACGAATTGCGCTGTAAGTCGTACCATCATCATCTGAACGCTCAACATCAAAAACAAAGTTGCTAAATCCTCCGCGTGTGAATACGGCTTCATCTCCAGCATGAAAAGCAATTTTGTCCACATAGTGAACTTCACCCGAACCAGCATTAGTTACTTTCACAAATACTTGAGCATGGGTAGCAGTAGGTGGAGCAAGAACTGTTGCTGTCGGTGATACCCAACCTGAACTGGTATCGGAGACTCCAGTTCCATAGGTTGTCGAGATTGTGCCACCCGCTGAGTTCAGATAGCGAATACCAACTTGAGTGGTACGAGATGTTGTACCAGCACGGAAGTCTGCGATAGCCGAGAACTCTTGATTTGCGGTAACCGTGAACTTTGTTGCTGTTGTTGTTGAAGCAACCATGTCCCCGCTGGCGCTCGCAGTTAGTTGAAGAGATGCGCTACCTGATGAGGCTTGTGCGGTGGAGCGAGCAATCGCGCAATTAGTTACCGCCGCCCATCCCGTTGTATTAGTTTCAAGGGAGGCTTGATTCGGACTCAAGATATTTGTTCTTCCAAAAACGGTTAGAGTTACAGCACCTTCATTTGAATCAAAGAACGCGGTAATCAAGGGAGTTGCTGGAGCATCAACATCAATAGTGAATTGACTATAAGCCCAGTTGCTAAAGTAATTAGAACCATTTACTAACTGAGCAACTCTTACATAAGCGCGATAAGTTGTTCCATCTGCTAAGTCAGCCTCGAGAGTTTGACCATCATTTGTTGAAGCAACGATTCCTGTCTCGACTGTTGCGGTTGAAGTATCTGCGCTAAAACTTCCACCTCCATAAGTAGTTGAGTCAAAGACTTTTATTTCATAAGCGCTCTGTGGGTCACCATCACTATCAGCATAAGTCCATGTGACCGATGGGAAAGTTGTATCGGTAATTGTTCCCGATGGAGCAGTCACGGTAACGGTAGGTTGTGCGGTAGTAATCACATCTACATAGAGTTCATAAAGGTTTGCTCTATCACCACTAGCCGTAGCGTTATCAGTAAACTTCACAACCAAGTTATCTATCGCCGTTTGACTCCATGTTTCACCAGTTGGAGAGGCTGTAAGTTTGAAAGCAGTATCAACTGTTCCAAGCGCAAAAGTATTTTGTTTTGTGTAAGGGACTGAGTAACTAACTGTTCGACCATTTCGGTCAGATATAACACCAAGACTAAGTTGGGCATTACCTGAAGTTCCTACGCTCATGCGAGCGCGAAGATTGACATAAACAATTTTTTCTGTTGCCGCTAAGGTCGTTGTGCCAAACTCTGCTTCGTAGGAAGCGGGGACTGTTGAACTGGTACGGGTTATGTAGGTTGTGTCGCTGTTATCTGAAAGCGCCGCATGAACTGAACCCGAACCACCCGAAATTGTAAAAGCCGTCGCGTTGTTCCAGTTAGCATTAGGGCGAAGTGTGTAGGTAGCCATTATCTGTTAGCCAACTCCTTTGCCAAAACTGCGAATGTTTCTTGAATACGCTGAGTAATTATGTCAGCCTTCTCATCAACATTTTGAGCCGCACTTGTATCAACATTGACTACGAAAGCACCCTGTTCAATAGTGATGTTATTTCCTGAGATTCCGCGAGTCATCAAGTCCGCATTTGTGACCGCCGCTAGATTCATTTGAGCGTTAGCAATCTTGGCACCGAACGCCGCTTCAGAACCGTACATACCAATCGCCGCACCTGTGAAACTAATCTGCTTTTGAAGTTCATTGATTTGAGCGATTGCTTCAGCGCCTCCGCCAAGGATTGACGCCGCAAGTTGGGCGCCCTTGATTGGTCCCTGTTCAACTAAATCTTGAATTGCTTTGGCATCAAGTCCTAATCCTTGAAGGGTAAGAATTTGATTAGCAAACTGTTGGCTCTTGTCTAAACGCATCCGCATATTCTCAATAAGAGATTTAGCCTTTGGAATGAATCCGTCAGGTAACTCAACACCTTTGAGACCAGCAAAACTTAGGATTGTATCTTTGAGTGAGTCGGCAAACTGTTTAGCCGCATCTTGTAAATCTTGTAAAACATTACGCATGGACTCAATACCTGCGGTCATTGCTTCGCGGATTTTTTTCATGAGGTCAGCCTGAGCCTGAACTTGGTCTGCGGAATCCTCGGTAGCGCCATTTGTCTTTGCTAATTCTTCGGCTTTTTTTCTTTCTTCAGTAAGAATATCTCCAAAGCCAAGTCCTTGTTTTAGACTATCTGCTAGATTGCTAAAAGCATCAGTCATCTTTCCAAGAACATTTCCCGTTGTAAATGATTTGACCGCTGAAGCAAAAGCGAGAACTTTTTCTCCAGCCGCAATACTTAGGGCGCTTAGGTTTTCAACAAGAAATTTTCCAACTGGTAAGTCTTTTAGACCTTCAATAACATTGACAAGTGATTCTAATTTAGGAACGGCAAAATCAACAACATTGCTGATAAGGTCACCAATGATGTCTCCAACTTCAAATTGTTTGAGTTCAGTTACAAAAGAACCAACTTTGCCTACTGCTCCTCCAATAATCTTTGACGCATCTGATAGTAACTGAACCAACTCAGTACCCATCTTGATGTCGCCAGCCTCTAAAACTGTTTCTCCAGCCTTCTTCGCAAAACCACCAACTGAGGTAAGGGCATCAGAAATAGCCTGAACTAATCCTTCAGCAATAGGAACCTTAGTGACTTCAAGAATTGTGTCACCAATCTTCTTAGAAGTGTCACCAATTTTTTTGAGTCCACCTGAGATAAAATTGACTAAATCTGTTCCAAATTCTTTTTCTTTCAATCCGCTTGCTGTTTTGCTAACAGCCACTAAAGCATTACGGGTTGTTTCTAATTTAGAAATCAATCCCCCTAAAGCACTATCAGATATAACTTGTTGTGTTGAATTTTTTATACTTGAAGCAAAATTTTTCAATGGCGTTGCTAAATTATTAGCAAGATTGACTGCGCTATCTCCCATTGTTTTTATAGTCCGAGACATAGCCTCTACTGGACCAGCCAAGAAAGATGTTAGAGGATTAGAACGCAAAGCGGCCGCAATTTTATCTAATGCGCCACTTACTAAATCAGCAAGACCTTTTACGAAATTACCTGATTTTATTAGAGCCTCACCTAAAATGTTTGGTAAAAACGCAATAGCCTTACCAACTCCTTCAGCAAAATTATTGAATAAATCTAAAACCACCTCTAATGACTGTCTATTGCCTTTGACCCAATCAACTAAAGCGCCAATTCCTTTTGCTAAAAATCCACTTATTTTTTCAACAAGAGTAAAATAAACTTCAGCAATAAAGTTTATGATTTTTGCGATGCCTTTACCAACAAATGAGTTGGCGTCTAACAAATCACCAAGGAAGCCGATAAAGGTTCCGATAAATTTGAAAATACCGCCAAACACAGTAGCAAAAGCATCAATCAAGAAGTCAAGAATCTTGGCGATGGTCATACCGACAATGTTGTTTGTGTCTAACAGATTGCCAAGGAACTCAATAAAGATACCAATAAATTTGATAATTCCGCCGATTGCGGTAGCAAAGGCTTTCCATAAGAAGTCAAGAATCATTCCAATTATCTTGCCCACAAGTCCATGGGTATCAAGCAACATTCCTAGTCCCTCAAGGAAGAATCCGATGAACTTTAGGATTCCGCCAATAACAGTTGCGAAGGCTTTGAATACAAAGTTGAGGACTGCTCTAACTACCTTACCAAAGGCGGTTTGTCCGCTTGTCACATATTGAAGAGCGCTCAATAACATAATCAAAGTTTTGATTACGCCTTGAATTGCGGTAAGAGTTGCTGTATAAATAAATTGAAAAACGCTAATCATGGTTTGTCCAAATGAAGTAGCGGGACTGATTGTTTGACCAAAAGCAATAAGTAGATTTCCAAGTCCAGTTAGAATCCATGAGAGCGCGGTTCCAACTGCTTGAGCAACTGTATTGAATACTTCAGTTACAGTATTTCTAAATGTTTCGCTGTTCTTCCACGCATATACAAACGCCGCTACTAACGCCGCTATTGCTACAACAATCAAAAAGATTTCCGCGGTCAAAACTTTCTTTGCCGCAGATAAAGCCTCTGTAACTTTAGTCCAAATTTTAGTAGCGTTTGTCGCTAGGTATGCTTGGGCTTTATACGCGATGACACCAGCAGTCAAAGCGATAATTACTGCGCCAAGAGCATAAGCAACTGCTTTATGTTGTTTGAGAAAATTTGTTGTTTTTTCAACTGCCGCCGCAACGATATTGATTGCTTTAGCAAAAACGGCAACTGCTACTGCCATAACGGTGCTAAATGTATCCCCGACTTTACGAGCCACATCAAGTAATGGTCTAAGTGCTGTGAGTAAACGAGCCATTGCTGTTTGTACTTGTGTCGAGGTCATAGCCAAAGCAACAAAAGCCGCACCCAATGGACTAATTTTTTGTAATAAATTGCCAAAAATCGGAACAGTTTGAAAAATTTGTTTCCCTGCTTTGGTAGCAAAATAAGTTCCAAAAGTCGCAATAACTGGAAGAATTTTTTCAAACTTGCTTGCTAAATCATTGACTTTAGTTCCAGTCAAATCCATCCCGTCAATAAAATCTGTAAATTTATCTATCGCATTAGCAATAGGGGTTGTAAGTTTTACAATTACTTTTGTAATTGCCTCAAGGATTACTTTGAGTTTTCCACCTTCGCTTATTTGATTGATAATTGTTTTTTCAAATTTGAAAGCAGATTTGATAAGTGGACCAAAGCCTTTGACTACGACTCCGCCCATTGTAACCATGAGGTCATTATGTAAATCGCCAAAGAGAGTAATAAGTTTTGCTGGAGACTCAAGAGCAAGCGAATAGGCACCCGCCGCTTTCGTTCCTTCGCGCATGACAAGATTGACAACAGCCTGTCGGCGCTCTGCCATAGTGAGTTGAGCCGCCGTTTTACCAATAGTTCGAGCGTAAGCATCATAAGCATCGGTGGCGCCAGTCGTAATACCAATCTGACGAAGGACTCGGGTATTACCTGTTGTAACTGCGAAAGTAACTGATTGAAGTGCTTGCTCTGCGCTCATGTTAGATGCGACTGATAAATCTTGAGCGGTCTTGGCAAGGTCAGCCGCTTTGCTCAAATCGATATTTGATTGAGCAAACTTGAGTGTTGTCTGTTGAGCCACAGATGCTTGAATACCCAACTGACGCATTGAATCAGATGAGGTCTTGAGCGCTTGATAACCCTTGCCACTAGAGGCGCCAACTGCTTGAAGTGCTAAATCTAATCTTTCAACTTCAGCCGCCGCACGGAATGATTTCATTCCAAAAGCGATAAGACCTGCCATCGCCGCGCCCGAAGCAACACCGATGGCAGTTAGAGAATTTTGTAATTTAGAACTTGCTTGTTGAAATTGTTCAGCCGACTTTACGGCTTTATCCATCCCCGAAGTGAATTGAGCAGAATCCGCACTAAGCCGAGCGCGGACTTCCATGGTTGGTGATTCAGCCATTATCTCCTCGCTTTTGCTCTTCTCTCGGCTTTCTCACGCTCTTTTTCTTTGAGGAGATAAAAAGCGTTCCATTCTGTCAATTCCATACTGCTAAGTGGGCGGTGGGCTTCACTTCCATAAAGAAGTTCACCCACCGTCCTACCTAACTTTTCTGCTAGTTCAAAAAGAAACCTACGCTCAGGATTCTTTAGGAAATCGCGCCTGTGATTCGTCTACCGCCTTTTCACTCAAGCCCGAACTGCCAAGA